GATCCCCGGCCAAATGGCCCTTGCTTCGTTAACGAGCTGTAGTTCGCCCCAGACTTGACGCCAGCACCCACGCCCAGGATCGCGGCACCACCACCGCCAGACAACCAGCCGTCGAATGATCCCTTCGTCACCATCCTGGCGAATGCGATCAGGCAGATGCGACGAAGCTCGTCCTCGTTCTGTTCCTCGATGGCTATGGGATCGGCTACATCAGCCAGGGTATCAGCTGTAACATTCTCGAGGTCTTGGTTCTGGAGGAGGGTGTAGACCCTGGGGGACCGCTTGATTGCATCTGGTAGAGGCATCACAACCACCCGTCGAAGGATCCCTTAGTCACCATGCGCGCGAAGGCGACCAGGCAAACGCGCCTGAGCTCGTCCTCGTTGAGCATCTCGATGCTGATCGGGTCGGCTACGTCTGCCAGGTTATCTGCAGTGAGGTTCTCGAGCGTTGTAGTCTTCAACAGCTTGTAGACCCTGGGCGACATAACGGGCGCATCTGGTAGAGGCATCATCTCATCCCCACGATGAGCATGACATAGCCCCAGAAGTTATTCGGAATCGAACTCGAGATATCGAACTGGCCCGGCCCTGCCCCGGTTCCAGTGCCGACTCCCGTACCTGCTGCTGCTTCTCGGGCTGCTGCTGCTGCTGCTGCTGCTGCTTTGTTTGCCTCTTGCTGGGCTAGTCTCCTCTGTACCTCTGCGAGTTGTGCCGCAGACACCCCGCCAATCTGTTGACCAGTGCCGGATAATCCGCCACCACTTACCTGTACCAATGCCGACACCTCACTTGAGCTGCTTGGATCGCATTTTGGCTATTCTCTCGATGCTGTCGAGGTCTTTCGTTGAGATGAAGTCACGAAGGTAGAGCTTCTTCGCCTTCGAGAGGATCTCCGCGAGTCTTCTGCGGCCAGCAGCCTTAGTCATTCGCGCCAATTTCTCACCCCTAAGCACTCGTGAGGAACTGGGCTTTGAAATTCAGGTTCACCGGTGCGCTGAGATCCGCTGGCAGTGGTTGCATGACTGACGGGTCAGTGTCGGTGACTGATCCGACGACGTTACCCAGGGCGTCGACGATGTAAGCTCCGTTGGTTTCGATGAGAGCTCCGTCGACTGTGATGAAAGTTCCGGAAACAATGGTCTGGCCCTGCAGAGTGTCGCCGATGCTGTTACTAGTCTGGATATCGATCAGTTCGTTGGTGGCCCCGCCGGTCGGCGTGACGTGGAAGATTCTAGAGATTCCCTGGTTGGTGTAGACGGCGAGGCTGGCTCCTCGGTCGGCTGCAGTCTGGGTCATCACCTTGAGGAGATCACCGGCCTGAAGTGTGAAGGGGGCCCACAACCTCGGGGTGAAGGTGGATGCTCCCTTCACGCAGACGGCGATGTTTGCAGCCACGACGCCCTGGCGGAGGATGTAAGCGTATGAGATGCCGACAGAGCCGGACACGAGTCCATGAGTGACGGTCTTGCCAGGCGCATAGTCGCCGATGTTGATCGCGCTGACGGTGTACACGGTATCAGTGGTCAGAGATGTCTCAGTTCCCTCGACGACTTCGAGCTTCAGGGGGATGTTCGTTCCGTCACTGCAGGCAAGGTTCCCTACACAAGTTGTCGTTGCCATAGAATCACAACCTCACTCCGATGCCCAGGGGCTTCATCATATTGCGATTGACGTTAGCGATGGGCTTCCGTAGGAGCTTCTTGGCGAACTTGAAGGTGATGCCGATCCCTATTGCCTGCACGGCCATAGCCTGGTAATTCTGCATAAATAAATTTTGCATAGAATCGAAGGCTTGTCCAGGGTCTGCGACCAGCGAGGACAGTGAAACACTACCTCCGCCGTTCGTGGTGGCCATCGCCGTGGTGCCAGCGCCGTCGAATCCGATGAATCCGACTGGGGTGTTGTTGGCGACTCCGCCGACGAGCACGCTAGCGTAGGCGTAGCTCTCTGCGAGGTTGATGAGGCTGATTGTCTTGGGTGATCGGCGTCGTGACTTCTTCCTTCTGCGTGCCATCGACCTCGAAACTGGACGAAGTCGCTAATAATCCTATTGAAAGTGGTCAATTGTCTATTCGAACTTACCATCAGGGGCTCTTTGCGTGACAACGGCGTCAATTGTGTTCATCTTCTGAGCCGCCATGCCTTGAATGAGCTGTGCTATCGCACCTTGAATCGGGTTCGGTGGCTCGAAGTCACCGATCCCCCCATCCATGAGACGATCGATGGTGCTCTTGAGGGCCATAGCCAGGCGTTCATCGAGTAATTCCAGCATGTTTGCTAGCTCGATCCGTAGCCAGAGGCCCAAAGACACGATCGAAAGCAGGCAAATGACGTTCAAAACACCCAAAATGAGCAGTTCAGCGGCTACCATGTCTATGCAACCACCACCGACCGCCCATCAACCTTCCCTCACGGTCCGATTTCACTCAAAATACTAGAGAATCTTGAAGTCCGGTGGCTAATGTGGGCTAGTCATCGCCGGCGGGAGGTGGTGTGGATGATGGGGCGAAGCCCCAGAAGCCAGGGTGACCCATACCTTCAGCACGATTATTAATAAGTAAAATCGAACCTGCTCAATTTGGAGGGTCGGTCCATGAGTGCATCCACACTGAACGCCGGCTCTCCACCCGCCTTAGAGATTGTCCGGATCACCAGCAACCTATCATTAGACACCCATACGACGACGGCTTTTCAATCAGCTATGAAATACCTCTATCCGAGGCTGTTCGACCTCTCAGGCGAACGTATGCGTATCGCTGACCCATTCGCACGTAATTGCGGTATAGCTGGAAAACACACTAACGACATCGACCCCGAAACGAGTGCCGTTCATCACCTGGACGCTGTTGACTTTCTCTGCTCTCTCCCATCGGGTGAGTTCGATGCTGTCATCTTTGATCCGCCGTTCTCCTCGAATCAAGCCGACCGTTATCCGATGGGCGATTTGAATATTTACACGAAGCCCGGTTACATCAAAGAATGCATGGGCGAGATTAACCGCATCCTGAGGCCTGGCGGGTATTTGTTGAAGTTCGGTTTCAATACGGCCAGACACAATAAGTTCGATATGGTGAAAATCTGGATCGTTAACAATGGTGGAAATCATAATGACACCTTGATCTCTCTTCAGAGAAAAGGAAACTATACGCTTGACCTATGGACGGTGTGATTGAATGCCTGGAATAACTGCGAACCTGTCGAACGCTGCCTTCGCCATCTGGGAAGAGGTTCCGAGGAAGTCCCGTAAATCACCACTAGGTGCTGTCGGGGACGAGGGGCGCTCTGCCTGGATCTCAGAAGTCATCATCGATCATTACCAGGAGTTCAAGAGATTCAAGCTCGATGCTCAAGCGCACATCGAAGAGAAAATCAAATTGATGGACACCCTTCGAGATATGACCGCATCAAGGGACAAGCTGCAGGATATCGTCTGGAATAGGACCGATGGCCCCAAATCGTAGTCGCTACCCCCCTATGTGAAGGGCCACAATCAGGATTCTTCAGGGACTAGACCGAAGGTAGTGATGATCCAGGCAGTCAGCGGGTTGGAAAGACCACCGATGCCGACGGCTGCCCCAGCCGCTATGGCCTGCTGTCTCTGCGTGGTGAATGCGTCGATGAGTTCTGCGGCGGTTGAATCCGTGCCCAGCATCGCCGTGACGAAGGTGAAGGCCACCCCGGTGAAACCCAGGGCAGCCACCAGGGTAAGGAAGACGGCCATGCCAGTGACATCGTTCATCAGGGTGACAATCGGCGTCATGATCCGATTGACCTGGTAAGCTCCGACCGCCGACTCGAGGATCTCGCGCTCCTTGTCCTGCAGGCTGATGCGGTACTCGATCACCTTGTCCGGCTTTCGCTTGGTCATCAGAGCACCCCTGTGATCGAGTCCCAGAGCGTCTGGCCTAGACCAGCGCCCAGGATCCAACCCAGGAGAAAACTAGCGCCATAATTCGTGAGCATCTCTTTTGCCTTGTCACTGAGTTCACTCATCGGATGGAGCCTCCGGCCAAGCATCGGCGGCGTCGTCGGGGTTGTCATGCACCTGGGGGAGGTCTCGCAGAGCTGCGCGGTGATCCTTCCATGCCTGGCTCATCGTGCGGTCCTTGACGGCTCGCCAATCAGTCTGGGCGAGCTCGACATCTCGGTTATGCCGAACCTCTTCCCAAGTCACTTCACGATAGGTAACGGTCTTGTTGCCGTCCGTGTCGATGTGGATCATCCTACGCTGAACCTTCATGCCATCAGCTCCACTTGACCATGATGAGAGGGCAGGCAACATTCGCGCCGAGGATGTTGGCCGCGGTTGCCGTCGCGGGAAGCGAGTTATCCACCCCGGTTTCAGTCAGCGCGTTTCGGTTGTAGTCACTAGAATACTCCTGGCCACCGAAGTTCGTTTCATTCTCGGTGAGATGAGCTGTAAAGGAAATGTTTGCTGCCGCAGTTCTAGCCATCCCGAAGTAGTACAGCGTGCCGACCGTGAGGTCTGGCGGACTGGAGAAGTCCACCTCGATGTAGCCGGTGCTCGAGCACTCGACAGTTACCTCGTCAGAGAGCTGCGTGGTCGGTGCTCCTGTGTCGGCGTCGGAGTTGTAAACACACATCAGCATATCAGCGCTAGCCGTCGCATTAGTGACACTCAGGATAACCGAGTCCATCGTTGCCGTAACTGGAGCGACGAAGGGGAAATACTGAGCAGGGTCGAGGTTCCAGGTCATCGCTGTGTCTGGCGATCCCCGGCCAAATGGCCCTTGCTTCGTTAACGAGCTGCCC